ATGTTCAATGGGAGATATAGTACAAGAAGAGATTGAAGTGAACCCAAGCCTTAATGGCTTTGTTTCTCTTGCTTAAATCTAATATTATGACAATAAATAACAATAAATAAGGTCAAAATACCCTTTTAATCTAAAATAATGACTATTTATACCTATTTAAAGACATAAAATCGCGATTTTATTATTCTTTTAAGTATATTTTGGGTATAATTCTTGATTTATTGCTATATTTTAGATATATTATTATCATTAATTTAGATTTAAAGATAATATTATAATATATTATTAAGTATAGATAATGATTTATAATGGTTCGAATGGTTCTGTATGTTTTTATTATAAGGGATTGTTGATTAGTTCATATCCATTATCCAAATTTAAAACATTAGATAAATATTTAAATCAGGGAGAAGAATTAATTTATAAAAGTAAAGATATACCAATTAAAACACAAATTAAAATGTACATACATTATTGCAATATGATATATTTACGAAAGAAAGAAAATAAACCTATATACAGACAAGATCATATATTTTTTTTAAATTGTCTTACAGCATTAATGAGATTAAGAATTATTGACAATGACGAACAGAATGGATATATGACTTTTAAGAAAAAGAAATAATTACTTCTTTAACTTACCCGCTTGTCGTTTAGAAACAACACGCTGTAATGCAGCACCTTGACGGACACCTTCTGCTTTTATCTTATCTTCCTTTTCTTTCTTTTTCATTTCTCTTGCTTTCTTCTCAACAGCCTTCTGTTCTTTTGTCTTGGGTTTTGGTAGTACTTCGTCAGCCCTTTTCAAAGTTATCTGTTTACCTCTTTTTACTTGTGCGTCAAGTCTTTTCATTTTGTGATTTACTTTGTATCCATTCTTTTCAATAATCTTAATAATCCCTTCACGATCTGTTCCTTTGGGTATTGTTATCTTTGTAAGTTTATTGTGTGCTCGAATTAACTTCCTTAATTCAGGGGCTGTCAATTCTCCTTCGGGTACTTTCTTCTTGGGAGGCATTAGGTTATTTATAATAATTAAAATATTTTATTATTATATAATGATTAATAAAACATTTTCCAAAGGAGACCTATTACATATTATATCCAAATTTGGTATTGATATACCCAATGCAAACTTAATGGATAAATTGAGATTGTCTATTACATTATGGAGCGAACTTAACAATATAGAAACTATACCTCCCGACAATGAAGAATATATGATTGAAAACCTAGAACAATTAAAAGAATATTTAAAAAAACCTAATCCCGATAAGTTATTGAGTGTTAAACAAAAAAATAAGATTATGAGATTTTGTAAAGAGGTTATTGTATACTGTAATAATGGATATAATGTTGATTGTTCTATATTTAATTCAATTGAAGAAATACATATCCCAATGAAAGATATATCTATTCACGGAGATATTCCTTCTGTAAGAAGGGCTATAAAATTATTAAATAATGATCCTAAATTAAAAGATAAGATTGAACCTGTTATTTCAAATAGAATGAAAAAACAACTTGAAAATAAAAAAAAGAAAAAAGTTAAAAAGTACTATGGTTTAATTAGTAAGAATGGGCGTTTTGTTTTAACATTTAATTAAGAATGAATATCTGTTGTAATGCATTTTAAATGTTCAATTGGTACATATACATATTCTTTAATTCCTTTCTCTCTGTGGTCAAAATCCCTTACTTCATATTGTCCTTCTTTATAATCCCAACAATATAATCCGTCAGTAAATAAAAAGTAAAATTTAAAGTCTCTATTTTCTCCTTCTTTACTTAATAAATATTTTATCTTATTATATCCAAAAAATGTTGTTGGATATCTTGAATAATTATTTGTCCTTGATTTTAATTCACCAATTATTTGAGTATTCTTAAAATCAACTTGTTTCTTTTCATTCTTATATAACTTTAATATATCCTCTGAATATACATTTTCATTTAACCACTTTAAAACTTTTCTTTCATTGAAATGTCCCCATTCTAAATCTTCAACTAAATTCCAAACCATTTATATAATAAAGCAAGATTTTATTTTTTCAATAATTAACCGAATAAATTATTCTTCTTCTTCTTCTTTTTCTTCCTGCTCTTTCTTAACATATACAGCCTGTTGCATTCCAACACTATGACCCATTACCTTTGCGTCCTTCTCCATTTCTTCTTTGACCTTTGAATATTTACTTGATAAATATATCTTTCTCAACATAGTTGTTGAGATTGATTTACCCATATACTTTTTACTTGTCTTTATCAATAATTGACTTAAAGCATTTCTTGATAAAGGTTTTCCTGTACTTGATTTAAACAATACACCCATACCATTTATTCGAATATATAATCTCAATAATTTTTCTAAATCCTTTGGTATATCAATCTTTAACTCCTCATATTTTGAACTTGTTTTAAATTTATTCAAAACAAAAAACATTGAGTTCTTATTGATTACTAAATAATTCTTTTCTTTCTTTTCAGTTTCAGATAACTTATTATATGCTCTTTTATTTATTACCTCCATTTCACTGATATCATTTCTCAATGGTATCCTTGTATAAATATTATAAATAATATATACTTGCAATAATGCTTTATCTTTTACTGTTAAATCTTCTTTTTTCTTGATCTTTCTTTCTTTAATTTCTTGACCCATTTGTTCAATCATTTTGTTTACTTCTGATATATCAACAAAGTTCTCTTTTTGTTTATCACTGATTGTACCAGTGGCTTGTTCTTCTTCATACTTCTTGTTTAAGTCGTCCCTTATAGAATTATATTCTTTAATTGTTTTGTCTTCACTAGGTTCTTCTGTAATAGACATTAAATATACAATAATTGAATTATAATAATTTCTTTGGGTTGTATAATGTAATTCACTTAATTTATCTTTTATTTTGTCAATATCCTTTAAGAACTTTAAATCGTCTTTATCAAATAATTTCATTAATTTCATAAGGTTAGAGACATACATTTTGACAGTTGTATCTTTTGCATTGGGTCTTGATTTCTTTATCGTTTCAGTTAGATTTTCTTTGGTTGTCATTTATAATATATATAATAAAAAAAGATTTTAATTTTAACTTAAAAAAAAGTCTCCAAAGTCCGCAAAGTCCTCAAAAAAAATAAAGATAATTTCATTTTTTATATAAATGAAATATGAAAGAAGAATTAAATTTAATTTTAAAAATCATAAATATTTTAATAATTTTTGAGGACATTGAGGACATTGGGGACACTCTTTATTTATGCGTAGTAGCAATCAACAACACCGTCCTTCATTCTCATAACCTTCTGTACCTCAATCCAGCAACGAGAAGTATATGGGGCTTGGGCAGCAGCAAGGTTCTGATATTTGTGGTGTAATTCAAGACCACGGCTATCTACTCTTTCACCGTCATTGAGACGATAAGCATTGTAAAAGAACTGACCAGTCAATTCATTAGCACCATTCATTGGGTATCCTTCAAACTTTCTGTTTATCATACTATCACCTCCTCTTGCATATTCAGTTCTTGTGATATGGGGTGGTGAGCCTTCGGTATCAGATACTCCGTGGAAGTGAAGTGCGGTATTCTCACGGTCAAGAGGATATAAGAACTCGTCATTCTTCTTAACATTAGAGACAAGTTTACCGTAGTTCAAATCTCCTCCTGCACGAGTACCAGTTAATTCACAAGCAACGCCACGGTATCTATTCAATAAACTCTTTTGATCACCAGTTGCCGAAGCACCAAAATGAACACTCATTTTATCAGAAGATACACCAACAAACATTTTGGATACTAGACGACCAGCACCTCCAACATTTCTTACTTGATTTTGTGCGGCGGCTTGGTCTGCAAGGGTAGTTTTCGTCAATCTAGGTTCAAGGAACATAAATGAGAAATCACTGTTAGCCCTCGCAAATTGGTTCATTTCTTCACCGTCAAGGAATGTGTAGTCAGCAATCATACGGCATTCAGTTTGGTCAAGGGTGAAAGAATGACCACCATTATCACCAGCAGACGATAGAGAAGCCCGTTCTCCTACACTATTTGAAAGGGTCAATTCAAGTTGTACTGCCTGGTCGCTTCTTAACATAAAGAGCGGGAGTTGAATACCCCTTAAAGCAGGCATTAGGTCGTCAAGAGTAATAGAAAATACAGGTTCTTTTGGTAGTCTCTGAAAGGTATGAGTTCTTAATTCACTATTACTATCAGTTGCATTTTCTATAAACTCTTTGCCGTTATCAATAGATACTTTTTCAGATACAACATTACCCTTATTATATACAACGGCATTGCTGATACACCTACCCGAATTGAATTGTTCTCTTTCTTTAATTACAGACTGGTCAATAAACATAGACTTGTATGCTTGATAAAAATTAAAGTCCTGAATTTCACAAATGGTTTTACCACCAATTTTGAGAGTGGCTCTATCAATAAGAGAACCAACACCAACTCCAAGGGGATAGAAACTATCGTGATCTCCGTGTCCCTTTAATGAAAAAGTAAGACGAGATTGAGGATTTAATAGACCCTTATTCTGTAATTCATAACGAATGAAAGTTTCAGTAAAAATTACAGGTTCAAGGATATCAGTATCAATACGCTGTTCGGGGTTCGAACCAATAACACCAGGTTGAAGCATTGGAGGGATTGACATACTCATTTTATATAATTTAATATATAAAATTTATTAAAA